AGGCACTCTGGAGCGCCTCAGGGGGCTCGGAGACGAGGCAGGCAACCTCGGGGGCATCCTCACTGGCCGTGCGGGCGTGGGCGGTGCTATGGAGGGTATCGCCGGCATGGCAACCCGCCTCGGAGCGGCACTGGGCCCTGTGGGCATCGGCCTTGCAGCTGTAGCAGCCACAGCCGCCGCCGCCGGCGTTGCCTTCAACACCATGATCCTGCCGCTCGCTCAGGTGCAGGACCGCTTCACGGCCTATCAGGCGCGCATCAATCTGGTCTTGAAAGATCAGGACGCCGCCGCAGCCTCTATGGCGCGTGTGATCGCCAGCGCAAACGAGGCAGGCGTCTCCCTCGATGCTGCCTTGGGCGGCTTCGAACGCATCCTGCGCAACAAGGACAGCCTTGCGGTCTCTACTGAAGAGATCGAAACGCTCATGTCGACCGTACAGAAGCTCGGGGCGATCTCGAACACGTCTGGCGGCGAAATGCAGGGCGCGATGATCCAGTTCTCGCAGGCCATCGCCTCTGGCCGCTTGAACGGCGACGAATTGCGCTCGATCATGGAGAGCATGCCCTCGCTCGCCAAGGCCATCGCGGACGGTCTCGGCGTTGGCGTCGGGGAGCTCCGCCGCATGGGCGCTGAAGGACAGCTGACCGGCGATAAGGTGTTCAAGGCCCTCCTATCTCAGTCCGACAAGGTGAAGGAGGATTTTGAGAAGCTCCCGGACACCACTGAGCGCGCCATGAACCGCATGCGGAACCAGTGGGACATGCTGAAGGCGAAAATCGCTGAGGCGCTAAACGCCTCGTCTATCGCACAGGGCATCATCGGGATTGGTGAGCGCGCTCTCGAGGCCGCCAATAATGCGTTTGAAGACCCTACAGTATCTGAAGAGCTCACCAACAAGACCAAAGAGCTCGCTACCGCAAAGGGCATCCTCGCAGACGAACAGGAGCGCCTAAATCGCGCCATGGCAGCTGGGCAGGATGTGCGGCTGTTGCAGCAAGGAATTGATGCCCGCACCCGTGGTATTGAGGCGCTGCAAAAGCAAGTCGATAAGCTCAAAGCTGAAGCCGACAAGGCCGCCGATGCAAAGGCCGCTGAAGCTGCCGTCCTGACTGAAAAGCAGCGTGCAAAAGCGATTGCGGATGCTGTCAATGAAGTCAAGGCAGCTGGGTACGACAAGCAGCAACAAGAAATAAATCGCCTCACCACGGCCCACGAGAACTTCGTGGCCAAGCTCAAGATGGCGCAGGACGCTCGAGAAGCGCTGCGCCTAAAGAACATACAGGCAGCTCAGGATGAGGCGGCGGCCTTTGCATTGGTTGCTACTGCGGTCGCCAAATTGCGAGAGGCGATGCTTTCGGGCAATCCTTTCCAGATTGTCGCCGCTCAAACGGAGGTTCTGGCCGCCACGAGCAGGGCGTCTGCCGCCAAAGCAGACCGCAAAAAAGGAGAGGCTGAGGTTCCGGTTGCGGATGAGAATATCCGCATTCTCCAACAGGGCGTCGACAAGGCATTCGATGATCTCAAAAAGACACGCGCTGGCGGTGGTTCTCGTGGTGGCGGCGCTTCAGGCGTAAGCCAGATCGAGCAGCTGCGCCGCACCGTTGGCGACCTCCGCAAGGCCGTCGAGGGCGGCGAATTTGGTGCGGGTGTTGAGTTTTTCACGCAATCAGCTGCCGCTGAGCGCGACAAGAAGGGCACTGGTGCTGAGACGCGCAAGTTGCTCGAGGAGCAGCGCGCTCTTCAGGCGACACAGCAGATTGCTCAGCTCGAACGGCAGGCCAAGCAGCAAGACGAGCTGACCGGCGCGATGGGCAAGTCTCGCTTGGAAATCCGCGAACTCGAGATTGCGCAGAAGGCCCTCAACTACGAGATCGAGACCTTTGGTAAGGCCAATTCGCCAGCCGCGACTAAGGCGGTCGCGGATTACACCGCAGCGCTCCGCAGGCAGGCTGAAGCCGCAGATCGCGCCGCCGCCTCGCAGAAAGTTCTGGCAGCACAGCAACAGGCGGCTCTGTCTGCCGCATTGCTGGCCGCTGCGCCCGATGCTCGCTCGCAAGAGAGTGTCAAGTTTGAAGCGCAGTTGAAAACTGAGCTCGACGGCATCGCTGACCCCACGCAACGCGCAGCCCTCGAGAAATCGCGCCGGGAGGAGTTCGCCAACCAGCAGCTTCTCAACCAGCGCCAGATGGTTCGCTCCCAAGAAGAGGAGATGAAATTCATCGAGGACCGCTTCAAGCTCGCCGGCCTCACCAGCAATGAGTACGAAATCCAGCTCCGCCTGCTCCAGCGCCGTCGCCAACTCGAGGCGCAAGGCATTGACACGAGCGAAGGCTTTGGCGCGGAGCAGATGGTCCGTGAGGAGGCCAACGCCCGGCGTGAACAAGTGATTACTGAGGAGGAGACGCGGAAGCGGAATTTCATCCGCAAGTGGGAAGGCACCGCAGATCGCGTGGGCGACCTACTCAGCAACTCCTTTGATGTTGCATTCGACCGGGGCCTTAAGACCGCCGGCGGCACCTTCCTGAAGGGGATGGGCGGCATATTCAAGGAGCTGGGCAACGACATGGTGTACCAGCTGGCCATCCGCCCGGTGCAAGAGCTTATTCGTGGCCTGATGCAGATGGCCGCGCAGAAAATCCTCACAAGCATTATCGGCGGTGCCTTTGGTGGCGGCCTCCCCGGCGCGTCTGCGGGCGGTGTAACCGGAAGCTCAGGGGGCTGGGCTGTCCCAATCGGCGGCGGGCCGACAGGATTTGCAAACGGGGGCGTATTCACCAACCGGATTGTCTCCTCGCCGACCATCTTTGCCTTTGCTGGCGGCACTGGCCTCATGGGCGAGGCTGGCCCGGAGGCGATCCTGCCGCTCAAGCGTGGGGCAAATGGGAAGCTCGGCGTAGAAGCTGGAGGCGGCGACGGCGGAACAACCGTTGTCATCAATGACATGCGCTCAGGCTCGAATGCAGAGCGGGTTCAGACGCAGGAGCGCCGTGGCCCGGATGGCAAGCGGATGATCTCTGTCCTCATCCGCGATGAAGTCCGCCGTCAAATTCGCTCAGGTGATCTCGACCGCGAAATGCAGGCGAGCTATGGAGCAAACCGTCAACTAGCGAGGAAATAATGCCCAACCCGACTTGGCCAGTAACCCTGCCTCAGTTTGTCCTCGAGGGCGGCTATCAAGAGAGCTTGCAGGATCAGACGATTGAAACGCAGATGGAGGCTGGCCCCGCCAAAATTCGCCGGCGCTTCACCAAGTCCCTGCGTCGCTTCCAAATGTCGCTCATGCTGACCTCAGCACAGGCCGCGACCTTCGAAACCTTCTGGCAAACCACCTGCAAGGGCGGCTCAATTCCGTTCGATTGGGTTCATCCCCGTACCCGGGTGGCCACTGCCATGCGGTTCCGTAATCCTGCCCCGCAGTTCACCTCCTTTGGTGGCATTAACGTCATCGCTCAGTTCAACGTCGAGATTATCTAAATGCGGAGCCTCACAACCACAGCCACGACCTCTATCCACGCGCAGGAGACTGGCGAGGTATGGCTCGTCCTGCTCACGATTGCGCACAGCACGCTGGCCACGCCTATTCGGGTGGTCAACAACAACGAGGACATAACCTCGCGGGGCAATCTCTATCAGGCGTTCCCGTTCGAGATCGTGATGCCCGGGCAAGACCCGGACAGCCTGCCCAAGGCGATGCTCCGCTTCGATAACGTGGACCGCACAGCGATTGCCACTGTGCGCAGCATCGATAGCGCGCCGACCGTGACTATCGAGGTGATCCTCGCCTCACAGCCAGACACCGTGGAGATCAGCTTCCCCAACCTCACGCTGCGCAATGTGAAGTACGACGCCTCCGTTATAGAGGGCGAGCTTCTGTTCGAGAACCTGTTCTCGGAGCCGATCACGTACAGCATGACGCCATCACGCTTTCCCGGGCTCTTCTAATGCAGGACACCATCCCTCAATGGGTCGCTGACTATGTTGGCATTCCCTATCTCACGCACGGTCGCGACCGCGATGGCTGTGATTGCTGGGGGCTGCTCAACCTCGTCTGGCGCGAGCAGTTTGGCTTCGAGCCTCCAAAATATGAGGGGGCGGATTGGTACAAGGGACAGCGGCCCGCAGTCATTGGCACGGACGCCATCGAGTACGCCTCCATGTTTCGGCAGGTAGAGGCTGGAAAAGAAGAGGCTGGAGACGGTATTGCCTTGCGGATGAGGGGTTATCCGTTCCATGTAGGGATTGTTGTTGCGCCGGGCTTAATGCTTCACACGCATGAGGACGCTGGCGTGGTGGTCGAGAACTATCACTCGATCACATGGGGTAAGCGTATTTCGGGCTTCTATAGGTACGAGGGCAAATGAGCACTGAGATCGAACAGCTGCACGAGGAACAGGCCACCATCATCGAGGGTGGCAAGACCCTCCCGGCCATTCTCCACACAAGCCCGTTTGCGAGTGCGGTGCAGTACGCGGCGGTTGTCGAAGGATCGACGCTCGAAACCGTTGTGCAGCAGGCCGCCGTCAAGCTGCCGGCTGAATACAACCAGTATCTGCGCGTGTGGATCAATGATATCGAAATCTCTCGCGAGCAGTGGGCGACCACTCGCGTAAAGGCCGGGCAGAACGTCTACATCCGCGTCGTCCCGGGCAAGAGCGGTAAAGACATCTTCAAGATGATCGCGCTGATCGCAATTGCGGTCGTCGCATGGCAGTTCGCGCCGCAGATCGCCGCGACCATTGCTGGCGGCTCCGCGACTGCCGGAACAATCACCGCAACCCTCGGCGGAAAGCTCCTTGTCGCCGGCGTAATGACGGCAATAAACGTCGTGGGCTTCCTCGCCCTTAACGCACTGATCCCGCCGCCTAGCTTTGGCAGCATGACACAGGACGATCCGAGGTTCGATCTCACCTCGACTTCAAACCAGTTCTCGCCCTTCGCGAACGTCCCGCGTCTCTTTGGTAAGCGCCGCCTTTTCCCGATGATGGCCGCCCGCCCTTACTCGGAGCTTCAGGGCGATGATGAGTACTTGCGCATGGCGCTGGTCGTGGGCTGGGGTCCGCTTAAAATCGAGAACATCAAGATTGGCGAGACGCCGATCACCGCATTTAAGAACGTCGAGTACGAGGTGCGCGAGGGCTGGAGCACCGACGCCGATCTCACGCTGTTCACCCGCACGGTGACAGAAGAGAACCTCTCTATCCGCCTCGAGCCATTCCAGAGCACCGGCTACTATCCCGGTGGGTACGGCTATGGCGGTGAATACTACACCTACAACCCGGACACACAGGCGTATGGCCCGTTCTCGGCGACCACCAGCAACGACTGGGTAGAGCGCACAACAGCTGTTAACAGCGTCGAGTTCTCCGTCGATCTTGCCTTCCCTCAAGGCCTGTTCTACTTCGACAATAAGGGCAACAAGAAGCAGGCGACCGTTATTGTTGAGGTGCAGTATCGCCCGGTCGGTGGAACCACATGGGTGAACGCCGTTTGGGATAACTCACAGGACGACGGATTTGGCACCAACGGTCAGATCACCGCGAAGGCCGCTGATAGCTCTGCGATCCGCCGCTCGGGCCGCGTGAAACTCCCAAGCGCAGGTCAGTACACTGTCCGCCTGCGCCGTATTACCGCAAACAGCGGCGATAAGTACGTCGACGTTTCCTACTGGACATGCCTGCGCTCGATCCGGCCTGACTACCCCGTTCTCCAGAAGAACGTGGCCCTGATCGCTATTCGGATGAAGGCATCGAACCAGCTTAACGGCGTGCCGCAGACCATCTCGTGCGAGGCCACTAGCTACCTGCCTGTCTGGAATGGCAGCACGTGGAGCTATCAGCTCTCCGCCAACCCGGCATGGGCCTATACAGACTTGCTGCGCCGTCGCGGCGGAGAAACCCTGCTCACCGATGATCGCATTGACCTTACCACCATCAAGGCGTGGGCGGACGCATGCGATGCCACTGCGCCGAACGCAACTGAGCCGCGCTGGAGCTATAGCGACGTGCTCGAGGGTGGGTCTATTTTCGACAACATGCGCCGGGTCGCCTCGAATGCCCGCGCATTCCCGATTGTGCGCGATGGCAAGCACAGCATCGTTCGCGACATTCCGCAGACCGTGCCTGTGCAGCACATCACTCCGCGCAACTCTTTTGGCTACAGCGGCGTCAAGTCGTTTATCGACTATCCGCACGCAATGCGCGTTACGTTCTTCAACAAGGATATGGGGTATCAGCGCGACGAGCGCATCGTTTATTACGATGGTTATACCGCCGCGAATGCCACCAAGTTCGAGACGCTCGAGCTCCAAGGCTGCACCTCAGCCACTCAAGCCTTCCGCGAGGCCCGCTACCACATGGCGGTCGCCCGGTTGCGCCCGGAAGAGCACTCCGTCTCGATGGATATCGAGGCTCTCCGCTGCACCGTTGGCGATCTCGTGCGCTTCAGCCACGACGCCATCGCCATCGGCATCGCCGCCACTCGCGTGCGGAGCTACACGCTGGACGGCACCGGCAAGGTCGCCACGATCACCTTCGAGGATGATCTCTATTTTGAGGCCGGCAAGAGCTATGTGATCCGGGCCCGGCAGGTCACCGGCAACTCGGTCCTCCTGAGCATCAATAACCCGGGCGAGGGCTATGCAAATACGGTGACCCTCACCACCCCGGCAGTCACCACCGCAGCGCCTGATATCGGCGACCTCGTGATCTTTGGCGAAGCGACCAAGGAAAGCGCGCCGATGATCATCAAGAAGATCGACGCGGATGACGACTTCGCCTGTACCGTTCACATGGTGGACGCCGCAGATGCCGTGCACACGGCTGACACCGGCACCATCCCGGCCTTTAATACCCTCCTGAGCCTGCCCTCTGAGAGCACCACCACCGACGTTCCCAAGGTGTTTATCAGCGCGGTCCGCTCGGATGATAGCGTTGTCATCACGAACCCGGATGGCTCGCTCTCGTACCGCATCCTCACGCAGCTCCAACAGCCCGAAAGCTCCACGGCTCGCGTCGATTACTTCGAGGTGCAGCACCGCATCCAGAACTCCTCGGCATGGCATACGACCACCGTGGAGCGCGCCAATGGCTTTGGGTACATTGATGGCGTTGAGGTGGGCGCTGTCTACGAGCTCCGCTCCCGCGCCGTACCGGTCGATGGCCAGCCATCCGACTGGAGTACGTCAGTGACGCACACCGTGGTGGGTAAGCTCGGTGCTCCGAACCTACCCACCGGGCTCTCCGCGACGGCCATCCCCGGCGGCATCGATCTCGCGTGGACCAACTCCACCAGCGATGACTTCTGGCAGGTGGAAATCTACGAGAACACAACGTCGAACAGCGCCACGGCTACCAAGGTGGCCGAAACCTCTGCGAACAAGTACTCGCGCCTCGGGCTCTCCTCAGCCGATGGCGTGCGCTTCTACTGGCTGAAATCGTTCAACACCTCCGGGGTCTCAACGGCATTTGTGGGCCCTGTGTCGACGACCGCCCTCAACCGCGTGCTGCTTGGTACGCTGAGCAATGAGGCTGTGAACCTGCCGGCGGACGCGGCTGGCGTTGTGAGCTCGTTCGCCACGGCTGAGGGGCAGCTCTCCCTCACCGATGGGCCGACCAATGTGCTGGCCAGCGCCACGCTCAGCGCGACTGCCTCGGGCTGCACTGGCACCATCAATACTGCCGCCGACACACCTGTGGCAGGCAAGCCCAAGGGGTATTACCGCGTCACCGCCATGAGCGCGGAGACCGGAACGCTCACGATCACGGCGACCTATAACGGCCAGTCGGTCAACAGGGTGTTTTCTGTAACCAAGGCGCGCACTGGTGCGCAAGGCAACCCAGCGTCTGTACTGACCCTCTCGAGCTCCGCACAAACCTTCACTTATGACGGCAGTGGGGCCGCATCACCCTCTTCGCAGTCGATTACGCTCACGGCGAACCTGCAAAACATCGGTGCTGCCGTTACATTCGACGCCATCGGTTACAACGCTGCCGGCACGAGCCTCGGGGCCATCACTCTCACGGGGACGGGCAACTCGCGCTCCCTCTCGCTCGCGAATTTTGGAGCGGCTGCCTACGTAGTGGTGACTGCGACCGCCTCCGGCTTCAGCGACACCACCACCATTGTCCGCCTCGCAGCGGGTGCCCCCGGCGCGCAGCCTATTACAGGCTTCCTCACCAATGAGGCTGCCACGCTCGCCGCAGCAACCGATGGCACGGTAAGTAACTTTGCCCCCGCCGGAGGAACCTTCAAGGTATTTGAGGGCCTCACCGACCGCACTGGAACATCCGTAACGTACACGGTCCAGTCGAGCAGCAACGTCACCATCTCGATTAACACCGCAGGTGCGTACACCGTCACCGCGATGAGCGCAGACACCGCCACAGCGACCCTGCGGGCTGTTTATGGCGGGGTCACAATCGATAAGGCGCTCAGCCTATCGAAATCGCGGCAGGGCGTCCCCGGCAACAACGCCTCTGTTCTTACGCTGACCAGCACAGCGCAGACCATGACGTTCGATGGCAACGGGAACCTAAGCCCGGCCAGCCAATCGGTCACATTCACTGCAAACTTGCAGAATGTCTCCGGCACGATCACTTGGGCTGCGGTTGCATATAACTCAGCGGGGTTGAACCTCAGTAACATCACCCTCGATGGAACTGGCAGCACCCGGACGCTCACCAGCGCTCTGTTTACCGGGAACGCCGGGACGGCCTATGTGGTCGTCACTGCAACGCTTGGCTCTCTCTCAGACACCACCACCGTGGTGCGCCTGCAAGCGGGGGCAAAGGGCGATCCGGGTAACGACGCTATTGTTGGCTTCCTCACCAATGAGGCTGTAACACTGGCCGCAAGCAGCACTGGCGTGGTCTCTGATTTCGCGCCGGCGGGCGGCACGTTCAAGGTTTTCCAAGGCCTTACAGACCGCACAACGAACTCCACCTTTACGGTCTCCTCGAACACTAACTGCACGGTATCGATTAACGGTACCACAGGTGTTTATTCCGTTTCCGCTATGACTGCCGACACCGCGTCCGCAACGCTGCAAGCGGTATTTGGCGGAGCGACGATCCAAAAGGTGCTGAGCCTCGCCAAGTCTAAGACTGGTGGCGTTGGCGACCCGGGAACGGCTGCAATTAGCGGCTACGTCACCAATGAGGCCATTCAACTCTTTGCCTTTGCAGATGGCACCGTCACTTCATACACCGGCGCGAGCGGTAGCTTCCGCATATTCAGTGGCAACACGGATATCAGCAGCTCCTTCACGCTCGCTACGGGTGTGAGCGGCAACCCGCAGAACCTCACTGTCTCTTACAACCTGCGCGACTACAGTATCACCGGCGGCTTTGATGCCAACGAGGACACGGCGTCTCTCACCATCCGCGCCACGGGATCAGGTGCCTATGCTGGTGTGACACTCGATAAGGTCGTCTCGCTCTCAAAAGCAAAGGGCGGGTACGAGATCGTAGGAGCGCTGCCGACCACGAACAATTTCGCTGGCCGTGTGGTTTTCCTCAACACCGATGGCAAGCTCTACCGGTATATCGGCGCGCCCACAAACGCATACATCGCATCTGTTGCTGCGGCGGATGTTTCCGGGACGCTTGGCTCAACTCAGATCGCGGACGGTGCGATCACCTCAGGCAAAATTGGTGATGGCCAAGTTGGCTCCGGCAAAATAGCCGATGGCGCGATTGCCACCATCAAAATTGCGGACAGCGCGATTACCGCTGCGAAGATCACCGACGCTACCATCTCAACCGCCAAGATTGCGGACAGCGCGATAACTGCGGTAAAAATTGGTAATGGGGCAGTGTCCTCGGCCAAGTTCGCCGCAGGTATTGAGCCGGTGGGCGTTTTCACCGGTAGCGCTTTACCGACTAGCCAGACCACCAGCACGATCTATCTCACCGGCACCGGCAAGCTCTACCGGTGGGTTGGGGGCGCTTACTCCGCCGTCGTCGATACCGGTGACCTTAATGGAACGATTTCGAGCGCGCAGATTGCAGATGGCGCGCTGACTTCAGGGAAGTTCGCCACAGGTATTGAGCCGGTGACCGTGGTTTCATCCCTGCCGGCATCGCTGTCTACACGCAGCGTATTTAATACGAGCGACAACAAGCTGTACCGCTGGAATGGATCGACTTACGTCGCCACCATCCCAACCACCGACCTGACTGGAACGATTGCGACCGCGCAGATTGCGGATGGCGCACTGACCTCCGGCAAATTTGCCGCAGGTATTGAGCCAGTGACTGTGGTCTCGTCCGTCCCGGCATCGCAGTCTACGCGCAGTATATTCAACACGGCTGACAACAAGCTGTACCGCTGGAACGGCTCAGCTTACGTCGCCACCGTCCCGACCACCGACCTCACCGGAACGATTGCGAACACGCAGATCGCCTCGGTCGCAGCCACCAAAATCACTGGCGTAGTCGGCGGCGGGAACCTGCTCGCCAATAGTGGTTTCAAGAATTTCACCGGAACCATAGACACCAATGGGTCGCTTCCGGCGTCTTGGGCCGTATACAACAACCAAGGCATCTCGATCACGCATCGGGTGGTCGCCGGCGGGCTCTTCGGAACGAACTATGTGCGGCTCACTGCCAACGCCAACACCAACCAGACGTTTGGCGTGTATGGCAACACGGCCACCGGGCAATATGCGGGCCTGTGGCAGCCCGGACTGACATACATGCTCAGCTTTTGGGCACGCGCTGGCAACGCCGCAGCTGTGGGCAAAACCATGTCGGCCCTTTTCTCGAATATGGGCTTCGCATCCGCAACGCAGGTCGAAAACCCTCCGTTGGTGGAAGGAACGTGGCAGCGCTATGTCTGGCGCGCTGTCCCGGCAAACAATGCTAATACGCCGAACAGCGAGTTCTACATATCCCTTATCGAGGCCGGCCCTCCGCCGGCCTACACGATTACCTCAGGTGGCATCCTCGAAATCTGCGCTCCTCAGGTCGAACAGGGCGAGCTCGTCTCTGCCTACGCGCCTCGTCCAGATGAAATCCTGCCATCGAGCATCACTGCAACAGAAATCGCCAATGACGCTGTTACTAGCAACAAGATTATTGCCGGCGCTGTTGTTGCCGGGAAGATCGCGACCGGAGCTGTAGAGGCCGACAAGATCGCTGCCAATGCAGTCACCGCTGCGAAGATTAACGCCGGCGCAGTGGAAGCAGACAAAATCGCTGCCAATGCAGTCACCGCCGTTAAAATTAATGCTGGCGCTGTTGAAGCCGACAAGATCGCCGCCAACGCGGTCACAGCCGTAAAGATCAATGCCGGTGCCGTAGAGGCGGACAAGATAGCTGCCAATGCTGTTACCGCTGGGAAAATCAATGCCGGCGCTGTGGAGGCGGACAAGATCGCCGCTAATGCAGTCACCGCCGTAAAGATCAATGCCGGTGCGGTGGAAGCCGACAAGATCGCGGCGAATGCAGTCACGGCAGTTAAGATCAACGCCGCCGCTGTAGAGGCAGACAAGATCGCGTCCAACGCGGTCACAGCCGACAAGATAGCGGCGAATGCAGTTACCGCTGGCAAAATTCAGGCGGGTGCGGTGTCCACCGATAAGCTGGCCGCCAACTCAATCACCGCGTCGAAGCTGGCCATTGTCGCCGCAGGTATGGCGCTAAACCGCGATCCGCAAATGGCCACCGATGCTTGGCTCTTGGGGATTGGTGGAAGCACCCTTCTTGCGGCGAACACGCAGTTCACCAACACAACTCAGAATGATAGCCCGGTCGGGACTTCGGTGCTCCAGTACTCTGGCAGCACAGGGGCGGATTGGTCGTCTGAGATAATCCCGATTGATAGCTCGAAGGTCTACCGCATCTCGCTTTGGGCCCGCCAGACAGGCGCATCTCTCCACTACATTACCGCAGCCTTCATGAATGCGACTGGAGCCTATCTCTCTGGCGGCGGAACGGGCTGGAACTCAGGCACCTATCATTATTGGGGGCGCGGCAACCAACCGTTCCCATCTACATGGACGTTCTATTCGGTTGTCTTTGGTCCGGGGCAGGCATTCACCGCACCCGCAGGGGCGAAGTTCATTCGCCTTGCCATGCTTCAGAATTACGGATCGACCGCCACTGACACCGTTTACATGGCGGACTACCGCATTGAGGAAGTCCTGCCGTCGACGCTGATCCAGAATGGCGCGATTGTCACAGACAAGCTGGCTGCCAACGCGGTAACGGCGGCAAAGATTGCCGCGAACACCATCACGGCCAATGAGATCGCCGCGAGCACGATCACCTCAAACCAGATCGCCACCGACACTATCGTCGCAGGCAATATCGCTGCCGGGGCCATTGGCGCATCGGAAATCGCGGCCAATGCCGTCACGGCAGTCAAAATTAATGCCAGTGCGGTCGAGGCGGATAAGATTGCTGCCAATGCCGTCACAGCGGATAAGATCGCAGCGAATGCCATAACTGCCGGCAAAATCGCGGCTGGCTCTATCGCGACCAACGCCCTTGTTGTCACGGGACGCGGTGCTGCGATCAATGACGACCCCCTCTGCCAAGACCCGACCGCATGGAAGGATGGCGAGCACGGCACCACGGCCACGCGGGTTACGATCACCGACGCGCCATCTGGTGATAGTGCTTATCGCTCCAATGCTGGCACTGTTGGCGTCTCAAACTCTGGTGCATCTGGCATCGAAACCTCGAAGCTGTATCCGGTATCGAGCAGCAAGAAGTATCGCCTCACGGCATTTGT